CAATTTTCGAGTAGTTCCACCGGTAGATACGCTGATCAGTATCTTTTCGTCCGCTCGCTGGTATATCTCATGCGTGTGGCACACACACGGCCAGCGGAGGTTCTATGGCGGACGATGTGCAGAAGGTTGAACAGGCGCTTGTTGACGCGGCGGTCAATCCCGCGTCGATGACCATTGACGGCAACTACGTGCTCATGCCGTCGATTGGTCAGTTACTGCAACTCATGCAGTACTTCGGCGCCAAGCAGGCTCTGCAACAGCAGGGCAGCCTGGGCATCGTCATCAAGCGACTCTCGCCACCAGGGACGGTGTAATGCTGCGTCGTATCAATGCGGCAGTGCGGGCATTCCTTAGACCACCCACAGGCCAGCGTCGCCACAAGCTGGTGCGTGCCCGCTACGACGCAGCCCAGACGACACCTGACAACAATCGGCATTGGAGGCAAGCGGACAATCTTTCCGCTGACAGTGCTAATTCGCCCGAGGTGCGGCGTACTTTGCGGGCCCGTGCCAGGTATGAGATCGCTAACAACTCGTACGCCAAGGGCATCGTTTCGACGATTGCGGCTTACACCATTGGTACCGGGCCAAAGCTGCAAGTGATGGCCGACGACAATGCGATCAATGATGCTGTTGAGGATCGCTTCTCGGAGTGGGCCGACGAATGTCAGTTAGCCGCCAAGATGCGCACGATGCGCATGGCCTGCGTGCAGGACGGCGAAGTGTTCGCAGTCCTGAAGACCAACCCCAAACTGGAATCGCCGGTCAAACTCGACATCGAGGTCATCGAGGCAGATCGCGTAACTCATCCGGGCTGGCCGTTGGGTTTCCCGCCCAACGTCGTGGATGGCATTGAGTTCGACGAGTATGGAAACCCGACGCGCTATCTGATCCTCAAACAGCATCCTGGCGATTTGGGTTACGTGGTGGCGGCCAACGATATGGTTTGGCTGCCGGCCGATTATGTGATCCACTACTATCACGCAGATCGCCCCGGCCAACATCGCGGCATCCCAGAGATCACGCCGGCCTTGCCGCTATTCGCTCAGCTTCGGCGCTACACGCTGGCGGAAGTGGCGGCCGCGGAGACGGCCGCTTCGTTCGCAGCCGTGCTTCAGAGCGATACGCCGACATACAGTCCCGAGAGTGTGTCGCCATTTGACATCGTGGAACTTGAGCCGCGGATGGCAACTGTACTTCCAGCCGGCTGGAAGATCGGCCAGGTGGAGACCGCTCATCCGCCGACATCCTATCGAGAGTTCGTGCGGCAAATCCTGTGTGAGATCGCGCGCTGCATGAACATTCCGCTGTCGGTGGCGCTTGGAGATTCCAGTGATTCCAACTATGCATCAGGACGGCTCGACACGCAGAACTGGTATCGCGCGATGAAAGTCGAGCGGTCTGTCATTGAGCGTGTCGTACTTGCTCCGATTCTGCGCGCGTGGCTAGCTGAAGCCATCTTAGTGTCTGACTACCTGCCTATTCGTGTTCGGACGATTCCCTTCTACCAGCTCAAGAAGCAATGGTTCTGGGATGGCATCGAACATGTGGACCCAGTGAAAGAAGCCCAGGCGGCGATGATTCGGTTGCAGGCTGGGCTCACAACACTCTCGTGGGAGTATGCCAAGGAGGGTCGTGATTGGGAAAGCGAAGTCAGGCAGATCGCCAAGGAGCGCGCGCTGATGCAGGAGCTTGGTGTGGACACGCAAGTGTGGGACATCGGTCCAGGTCCGCAAGACCAAGGAGACAATACCGGTGACAGCTTCAACTAAGCAACTTCACGCGGCCGCCAGTCTTACGGCCCTCGCACAGCAAAGTGGCGACACTCAAACGTTGCCTAAGTTTCGCATCGTTGCTAATACCGGCAGCATGATGGACGTGGCTTGGTGGGACCATCCTGTTGTGCTCAACATGCAGGGGGTCTCGATCCTAAAACAGCCATTGCCAGTGCGTTACATGCACTCAGAGCTGGCTGGTGTTGGGCACACCGAGGAAGTCAATGTGACTGATTCTGAGATCACGGCTATCGCCGTTGTGTCTCGGCAGACTGCTGAGGCCATGGAAGTCGTGGCGAGTGCGCGCAACGGTTTTCCATGGCAAGCCTCGGTGGGCGCAAATGTTCAAGACTATCAGTTTGTTCCTGAAGGTGAAACCGTACAAGCGAATGGTCGGACTTATACCGGCCCGCTTTATTTGGTGAACAAGTCCACGATTTATGAGATTTCCATCGTGGACTTGGGAGGTGATTCTCAGACCCAGGCCCAACTCGTTGCAGGAGCCGCAAGTATGTCCGACATCCAGAAACCCGACACCCAGGACACGAAAGATGTGGTGCAGGCCAGCACGCCAGCGCCGCCTCAGCCCCCGCCCCAGGACAACCTGGCCGCGGAAGTGGAGCGGTTCAAGGCCATCCAGGCCATCTTCGGCGATCATGTTGAACTGGCCGAGAAGGCCATTCAAGAGAAGTGGCCTATTGAGCGCTGCCAGCTTGAGGCCATTCGCGCTTCTCGCCCGAAGGCCCCGGCCGCTCATGTACGATCTGAGCAGATCGACCAGCATGTCCTAACGTGTGCGCTGCGCATGCAGGCCCGCGACTCGCGAGTCGAAAAGGATTACAAGCCAGAGGTGCTTGAGGCCGCTGATCGCTATCGCGGGTTGACGCTGGTGAAGCTGGCCGAGGTGTGTGCTCGCCTTGACGGCATTCCGCTCCAGGCCGGCGCACGGCCGATGGAGATCGTGCAGGCATCTTTCTCCAGCAGGTCGCTTGCCAACATTCTGAAAGAGTCGGCAAGCAAGCTGTTGTTGGATGGCTATCAGTCAGTCGATCCAGCGGCTGTGCGTGTCGCCAAGGTGATGGAGGTGCCGGATTTCAAGACCATCACCATCACTCGGCTCACCGGCCAGTACAAGTTGGAGAAGGTGGCGCCAGATGGTGAGATTCCGCATGCGGTCGTGACGGACCAGGGCTATACGATCAAGATCGAGACGTATGGCAAGATGGTCGGTCTCACGCGGCAAGACGTGATCAATGATGATCTTGGCGCGTTTCTCGACGTGCCTCGTCAGATTGGTCGCGGTGCGGCGCTTGCGCTGGAAACTGCCTTCTGGTCGATGGTTGAAGGCGCCGGCAGCTTCTTCAGCGGTGGCAACAACAATGTTGCTACCAGCGCTGCGTTTGGTGTCGCCGGCCTCAACAAGGCCATCGCCGTTCTGCGGAAGCAGAAGGACGAGGATGGCAACCCCATCCGTTGCCGTCCACGGTTTGTGGCCCTGCCGCCAGACCTGGAGGCCGACGCCACCGCGATCTACACCAGCAATGTGCTGCTCATCGCTGGTTCGACTGATCGGACCGTCGCTCAAAACAATCCTCATGCCAACAAGTATGAGCCGATTGTTAGCGAATTCTTGAGCGGCAGTGGTTCCAACAGCACGTGGTATCTGGTCGCTGATCCGGCTGATACGCCGGCCTTCGGCGTGGCATTCCTCCGCGGCCAGTCCACTCCGACGATTGAGGAAGCCGATCCCGATCCGAAGTATCTGGGTCGGCTTTATCGTGGCTACTTTGACTTCGGCGTTGCGTTGCTCGACCCGCGTGGTGCGGTGAAGGCGACGGCCTAACAACTGACCTGATAGGAGTCTTGTCCATGCCTATGACTGCAACTCGCGTGAACTCTGGGACCACGATTGATTACACGCCAACGTCCGCTGTGGCGGCCGGTAGTGTGGTTGTCTCTAACTCGCTGGTCGGCATCGCCACCGCAGACATTTCCGCCAACACCAAAGGGGCGCTGGCGGTGATGGGCGTGTTTGACGTACCGAAGCTCAGCACGGACAACGTTGGCCTTGGCGCTGTGCTGTATTGGGATGCCGGCAACACTCGTGCAACGCTCACCAGTACTGGTAACACCCGCATGGGCTTGGCCGCTGAGGCCGCTGGCAGCGGCGTGGGGCGCGTGAAGGTGTTGCTCAACGTGTAGTGAGTTTTCCCGTGTCGTCACTGCTTGCTAAGGCTTCTGAGTCTTTTGTGCGCGTGATTCGTCAGATCGGCGACGCTGTCACGTACAGCCGTGGCAGCGCCGCCATCACGCTCAAATGTCTCACTGGGCGGCGCAACTTCGAGGGTAGTGACGAGTACGGAAATGTGCGACTCGTGTGGGGCGAAACGAACTTCCTGGTCGTTGCGGTTGACCTGGTGATGGGCGGAATGCAAATCGAACCACAGGCTGGCGACATCATCACAACCAGCAACGGCCATCGTTACCAGGTGGCCGCGACGACAGGCGGGTCCGTGTGGGAATACATGGACCCCTACGAGCAAATCATTCGCGTTCGTGTGCGAGCCATGGACGCGCTGGAGACTAGGCCGTGATGCAATACTTTTCGATTGTCGATCTGCTTCAGATGGTGCGCATCATTCGCAAGGCCGTTGAGGCATTGCGTCCTGAAAACATTCCAGACATCACCGAGCCAGGAAACATGTTCGCCTGGCTGAACACGATGGCTGAGGTGCTTGGGCGTGTTGTGAAGATGACGGCCACGCCCATTGACGACAAAGCGCTGCAATGGATTAGCGAGAACGTGCTCAAAGACTACGACACGTTCAAGAAATACTACGACGTGTTCAAAGCGATCATTGCGCTGCTGGACAAAGGCGAACAGGATGACAAGAAGCTCGTTGCGGGGGCTATGGCCGCAGTGGCCCAACAGCCGCAGGAGTTTGCCATTCCGATCAACATCCTGGTTGTCATCATCGAATTGATCAAGTTGGTGTACGACTTGACGCGGCGCGGGTAGTGCCATGGCGCAGGAAACGCAACCATCCCACAACGTGGTCGAATTGTTCAGGCTGATGTTAGAGCGGCTTGACAAGATGGACCAGCGGCTTGACGACATTCAGCAAACACAGGCTGAGTTGCGGTCCGTCCACGCAAGCTGCATCGACCGCATCAACAAGCTAGATCACGAGGTGTTTGGGAATGGCAAGGTGGGGATCGCGCATCAGGTCCGTGCCATCCTGTGGATTGCCAGCGGCACGTTAGGGTTCTTGGTTGTTCTGGGCGCTGAACTGTTGAGCAGGCTGCTAACATGAGCACACTAACAACCGTGTTAGAAGCTGTAGCCAACGCCCTAAATCTGGGCGCGTTCTCGATTGGCTTCGAGGCCGTGCCATCTTATCGACGCGAGCTGCGTGCTGCTGATCTCGACTTGCCACAGGTTACTGTTTCGCCTGGCAAAGTCACAACCGCGCGAGAGACGCGATTTGGTTTGCGTCGCGTGTATGAGATACACATTGTCGTTCAGGCCAAGTTGGGTGGCGAGGACACGACAGATGATCTTGCCGGGCTGGTTGAGGAGATCGAAGTATACATGGCCGGCAGGACGTTATCGGGTCGCTTCGTCTGCCAGAGTCTGGAGCGAGAGCAACCGTACGCGGTGGAACATATCGACCAGCTCGCGGTGTTTACGAGCGTGGTCACGGCAACGATCACAGAGAACCAGCTGGTGGCGACGTGAGCGCAATCAAACTCAAGTTCGAGAAGGCCAAAGAGTTCTTCTTTGACCGCAATCTCGTGAAGGAATTGGTTAACAAGCAGAACGCGCAATATCTGTCCATCATTGGTTATCGCGTTCGCCGTGAAGCCCGTAAGTCCATTCGTCAGGCTCGCCCCAAAGAAAAACCGGCCAAGCCTGGCAAGCCGCCGAAATCTCGCGTGGGTACGCTCAAGGCGCTGCTTGTGTTTGTATTTGATCCGAAAACGCGCAGCGTGGTGATTGGCCCTGCGTTGGCAAACAAAGCTGAGCTCAATCCAACAGTTCCAGAATTGCTGGAGTATGGCGGCGAGGTCACTCGCGTTGTGCCGCGCAAGCGCAGGCGTGAAGGTCGTGTGGTTTATGTGGATGTTGCAGTGAGGATGAACTACAAGCCGCATCCATACATGCGTCCGGCGCTTGCGAAGATCGAGCCACAAATGCCAAAAGTCTGGCAAGAGGTTTCCGCCAAGATCA